ACTCTCAACGGGTGCGCTCTCAACGGGTGCTTCAACGCTGGTCGGAGTCGCGTCGTCAGACATTATAGGTCCTCCCCAAGTGCGCCACGCACTGCGGTATCCCGTTGGGTTTCAAGGTCGGCAGAAGACACAGTTAGGCCCGAAGTGTCGATGTCCCGCACTCCAGGCTCCTGCATGAGGTGCTCTTTGAGGAGGTTAAGGGACCGCTCGTCCGAGATTGAGCCATAGGGGCTTATGACGCCGCCCACTAGGTGAGCGCCCCGAATTGTCGGCCACTCGTTATCTAATAGCTTCTGGGTGCGAGGGGCAATCTTCCCTGCAACCTGTGCTGGGGGTCTACCCGGATACGCACGAGCTTCTAGCTCCTCTGGAGAGTGTGGCTCTAGAGGAGGATCTTGTGATGGCATATCCCTCACAACATCAGCCATCAGTAGCCTTCCTCTTCGTCCTTGGCCTTCTTCTTAGCCTTCTTGTCCTTGTTGATCGCCTTCTCGGCTGCGCCGATACGCATGATCGAAAGGGAGACCTTCTTCTTGCCCTTACCCTTGTCCTCGTCCATGGGAGGCTCGTCCATAGGGGGCTCTTCCATTGGGGGCTCACCCAGCATGTCTGCCATGGGGTCTTCCATTGGAGCGGCCTCGGAGGGAGCCATATCGAAGCCTTGACGCCCCATTTCATCGAGGAGGTCTTGACCACTCTTGAACTCACTAGCCTTCTCAATAAGCCAGTCAGCCATTTGGAGTGGAGTGTATTTGCCTTCGGGACCCTCTGGGGTCTGGCCTGGAAGTGGCATTAAAACCTCGCTAGGTATAATGGTCTATACTGGACATAGTAGAAATGTCAACCAGCAGAGTTAGCCTTAGCCGCTTTTTTCTTCTTTTCTTCGCGACCATGTTTCTGCATGGCGTCCCAGTCTGAGAATCCAGACCGCTTAGCGAGCTTATCAACTCGCTCCCGTGACCGGTCGAGCTTCTTTCTCCACTCGGGACTGTTCTTTGTCATAAAGGCAAAACCAGGGTTGTCCTTCTCATATTGCCGCATCTCGGAATTACTCTGGAAGGTTCTACCAATTTGCGGAACATGTACTCGATTATCCCAGACAATTCCCACTGTTGTCACAGGCGAAAGGATACGTTCAACCCTACGGTGACAGCCCGGGCAATGGATGTTGTCGCGGTCAGCGACTTTCGCATACTCTTCCCCTGGCCCGCACTCCTCACAGAAGATTTCGTAAATGGGCATCAACTTACTCCCGGGATGTCAAAGCCAGAACCCTTATGGCCACCCATGACAGACGCAGTGTTAAGGGCTTGGTTGGTAGAGCCTGGACCACCGAAGGGGAGTGGGGCCTGTGGAGGCTCAGTTCCCATAGGCATCTCGCCTGCCATCACGTTGGGCAGGCCTGCCTCATCCACTTGCTGTGGCATCTGCTCACCGGGCAACGGCGCACCGGGCTGCATCGCTCCTGGAGGAGGAGCAGGTATTGCCGCCTCGCGTAGTTGAAGGAGGTCAAGGTACTTGAAGATGACCTTCTGTTGGTCCACACCCGGCAACTGGAGGAGCGTCTCCAAATTGTTTTGAATCATCTGGAGTTGAACGAGGCGGTTGTTCTCCGTAGGGGAGTAGGGCAAAGCCTCGTAGTCCCACTCCATTGGATCCTCCTCAGCGTCCACATCGCGGAACGCCAACTCCTCTCGGGTTGCTTCGAGGACTTCCTTGGAGTCAGTGAGTCGAAGTGGGAGGACCGTCTCCTCATCCAAGAACTCTTCGTAGAGGGCTACGATCTTGGTTGCCCAATCCCGGATGACATCATGGATGGCCTTGATACGGCGTCCGTTCCGGGTCCGTAGTGCTGTGTCCGCGAGAGCCACCTCGGTCGCCACGTCAGCGACACCGACTGCGCCGCGTGAATACTGCGGAAGTCCAAGAATAAACTCAATGATCTGGATACATCTGCCCCGCATGTTATCGAAACTCGGCGTGAGCCCGGGGGGAGTAGACCATCGCAAGATGGAGTCAATCGGGGCGTTCTGGAGACCGTGGACTTCCACTAGGGAGTAGGGGTCCGAGGCGTTCCGAATGGCATTCCGAACCTTCTCGACGTTGTCGCACAATCCCGCATTCAGAACCGGATACGGCATCGACGCTTGGGCGTGTTGTAGCTCCAGCGTATCAATCTCGTTCAGCCTCTCTTGGGCAGGAGCGATCAGTTGAATATCACTCATCCCGCCCATATCTACGAGGTTATCGTTAAACCACAGTGGGCAAAACGGGTTGTCTACGAAACGGTAGGGAAGTTCACCCTCAAAGAGCGGGTCAGTTACCCCGTCGAGGAAGTGGTAGTATTTCTTGCTCGTAAGGTCGTAGAACTCGTAGATTACAATCCACTTGAAGTAGTCCCAGGCAGCCTTGTTCACCATGGTCTTGTCATCTTGGGTGTCGCGTAGCCACGTCGGGTACGCATCTGCCGTCGCGAGTTCGGCCACCTCGGAGTTGTAGAGTCGCTTGACTCCCTCCTTGCCCTCTACCTCGACGCGACGGTCGAACTCCTGCTGGGTAAGGACGGTGACTTCGCAGACGTAGCGGAGGTCTTCCCACTTCGTGGCGGACATGTCGTAGAAGAAGTAGCGGGGATCGACGTTGTTGATCTCCGCCCGACGTCGCTTGTGGTTCCAAACAACCTTGGAGATGCCACGCCCATACATCGAGGCTTCCGTCGCCTTCTTCCAGAGGACGCGATGTCCTGCCTGCTTGTAGAGGGTGTAGTTGATGAGCGCTTCGCGGTAGCGAGAGGACTCATGGTTGGACTCACGCAGTGCCGTGACCGTGACCTTGGGATTCGTTGGGCAGACGTTGGCAATCAACGTGTCGATGAAGGCGTAGGGGTAGTTGGTCTCAAGGTTGAGATCGTCATCCCCATCCTCTGCGAAGCTCCCCGTAGGACTATCCGACTCTCCGCCCCAATACTGGGACTGATACCAACGAAGCCAGCGATCCCAGTTAGACCGTTCCTTTTCGGAGTGCTTCTTGTGGGACTCGATGATCCCCACGATGCTCTTCATCCCCAGTGCCATTACCTTCTCCTCTTACGCGACGATCGGTATCGCCTTCGAGGACGTTGCTTGTCTGCCTCGTCCTTGGCCAATGATTCCCGATAGGATGTAACCTGATCATAGGTCATGTCTTTGAACAGGAGTACGTTCTCCAGTTCATCCGGTGCTTCTTTCTTCGAACGTCGGGGTAGATCTCGTGCGACAACAATCGCCATCATCAATGCGGAAATCTTATCCCAGTGATGGCGCTCTCGACGCCTATTACCCTGCCCGTTCCCCTGTAGAAGTTCGGCGACAACTGACCGCTCCGTCCGCTTGTCATGCCCATAAGACAATGCTTGAGCGACAGTGTCGCGGTCACGAATAGTTAGCTCGTCGCGGAACGCATCAATGAGCCAACCCAGCATCTGGTCCAGTGACTTGGACGTGGTGGTGATGCCGGGCTTGAACGGCTTCTCGTAGTAGAGGTGGTTCTTGACTCCCGCCTCTTGGAGCAACGCGACAACTGCCGCACCGACACCGTTAATCTCCACGCCAATCTTCGCGGAGTTGTATCGGCGATGGACGCGGATGATCTCCCGAGCAAACTCCACGGGCTCCGTATGCCCCGCGTAGCAAGCCACCTGGGTCCACTCCCCATCGTACACCTTGAGGACCTGGAAGGCCGCGTGGTCGCGTGCTGCGTACCCAGCCGGGTCAACACCTATGGCGTAGATGGCCCCGCCTTCAGGGGGCTCGTACTCCTTGTAGGGGGCCTCCCATTCTTGGAGCGAGTTCTTCAATTGCTTCTGGATGACGTGCTTCGGGATGACGCCCTTCGACGAGGCGAACCAGCAACTGATGTCATCCTTCGGATAGAAGACATCGAAGAGCCCGGGATGGCGACGCATCTCCGTGTCCGTCTCTAGCATCAGTCGACGGAACGCCAGGTTCTCTTTGGTCAATCCTTTGGGGCCGAACTCCTCCAGCAGGCGGATCTCACTGTTCTCCAGTGACCAGTCCTTGTTCCATGGACGCGAGTTCAACACTCCATCCCAATAGGGGAAGAAGGCATAGACCCAACGTCCGAGTCCCATCTTGGCATCACGGCAGAGGTCACGCCACCACTCGACAGACGGAGCGTCCGAGGGTGCGGGCGTGCTCTCAAGGAGCATGAGTGAGTGGTCTCGGTTGATCATGGACGGCTGAATGAGGTTCATTGAACCACCAGCGTCCGGCCAGAACGGACACTCCGATCCGTGCATACTGTCCGGCGACTGCCCGATACCAACCGCTCCACCCTGCGCGGAGAGGATACGCATCTTCCCGCCGAGGCCGATCTCGGGGTCGAACGTCAACTGTCGAACCTCACGAGCCTTCACCGTAGGACTACGAACCTCTTGAGGCCACTGCGCGTGGGTGACGTGGACGCGCTGGTGGAGGTAGTCGGCACGCTCTTTCTTATCAGCAATGCACACATGGTCGTGGCCGTAGGTGTAGGCGGCACGAGTGTAGAACGCGAGTTCAGCCGAGGTACTCTTACCTCCCTGCCGATAGCCCAGGAGGGCTAGCCACTTGGTCTGCCCATGTTCGGTTACAGGGGGGTTCGAGACGTAAGACAGGATGGTGTTCTGTAGGTTCTTCGTAATCGCCTGCGAGTCATATCTTAGTTTCTTCCCTGTCTTCTGGTCGATGATCCAACCGAAGCGGGGAAGAGAAAGCGCTGGATCTCGAAGAGCCTCCAGCGCCTTACGGGTTGTCGCCTGGTCTGACACTACTTGTCATTCCCGGCGAGGAGCCGCTCGAACTCCATCTTCTCTGTCTCCACTTCACCGTCGATAGTGTAGTGGGCTTCAATCTTCCGATCCTCTTGCTTCTGGAGATCTCCAAGAGCAAGGATGATGGAAGTGCTTGCACCTTGTCCATCCTGCTTCGTCAATGCAAGGTTCGTCGCTTGGGCGGCGAGCATGGTCTCCGCCCACCCTCGGGCTTCCTGACTAACGCTAGGGGAGACAGTACCAGAGATAAGTCCTTGGATCATAACCTTAGCTAGTTCGGCCACGCCCTCATACTTGGTTTCCTCGACTGCCTCAATCTCCTTACGGAGCGCCTCACGCTCGGCAGGGTCGGTCGTGGCCAGCCACGCTAACCAGTCTCCGCTGTCAGACTGGGACCGAGTCGGTCGGGTCTGGGTCTTGGACTTCTTCGAACTGGCCAAGGGGTTTTCTCCGGGGGCTTACCCTAATGAGGGTAGTCGTTCGGTGGGGAGTACCGGTGCCTGCGAGTTGTCGAAGCAAGCTAGGATCTGTATCGTAAACATTGCGGACGCATTTTTTCCATTTGTGATTTGTAGCAGATAATGGACTTCTTGAGTACCCTTTAGCTAGTAATAGCCTTTTTAGGTACGGAATGTCTAGGTCCCCCCCAATAATGCACGAGACATCTACTTGATGGGCGAACACTTGAAAGCCTATCTGACCTAATAACTTCCTAAAGGCAGTAATGATACTCGCCTGGAGGTCTTCCTCCGACACCCGGGTACAATTACTCAACCTCTTGAGCGACATTCCACATAAGTGCCAATATAGGCGGGACCTATCCCGATACTCCTCAGGCGTGAGCATTGGGTAGGGCTTCTCTCCGAGAACGTCGGCGATATCGCGGATATCCACTTTGAATCCCGCACATGCCGCCCATATCTCTGGAATCACTTCCTCATCCGGCAATTCGACGAAAGCCTCGCCCGATTCTAGCCATTTG